CGTGCGGTGCAACTGCCTGAATAAATTTAATACTTCAAGTGATTTTTGCATTTCACTACACTTCTAAACTTATTCCAAAAAAGTGGTTCTTGTTCAAACGACTAAATTTGAACAATAGTAAACACCTACCGAAGGAATTGTAGGAGAACCCCAATCTGGTAACAGTGCGGTTTGTTACCTCGTTTCTAAGAGATTATACAGATCACTTGTTTACTGTGTTACCATAATCAAATGAGGATCATGGCCAATTTATTTATAGTGTAGCATAGAAATATGAGTTTGTCAATACCCTATTTCACCCTTGCTCTATTTATATTTATACGATTTTCAGAATATTTTTTAAACTAAATGCGGTTTGATTGATTTGGATCAATAAATTAAGGTATCTTTTTTAGGTTGAATTTAGTATAGCACATAAAAAATATTTTGTCAATGGGTTGACAGTAAAAAGTTTTTTTGATATACTAATCCAGTATATAATGAGGAGGTGTGGTTAAACTTACCCGATTTGGTGACAAGTTGTTTTGTGTATTCTCAATCATTCCTTCAATGACATTTTTCATTTCAAAATAGTTGGCTGTATTGGGTATTTTCTTAAATACGTTCAGGGATTTTTTTGTTATCCAGCCATACAACATTAAAACTACGGTTTTTTTGAAGAATAATTTTAATGATTCACCACCCATGAATAGAAAGTAAGACATCTGAGCCGACATAAAATGTCCATCTATATGTTTTCTTTGATTGAAATCTATTAATGATGCATTTCTTGATAATGTACGAATTCTGTTGATAACATTTAGTTTATATTCATGACTAATAGTGTCGGTAGCATAGGATAATTGATTTTCGATAAATCTGAAGAAATTCTGTATGGGAAGAAATTTTTTATTTTGGCTGGTTAAAATGGTTTGTTCTACAATTCTATTATTGGCATTTCTGAGTAAAATATGATATCTAACTCCTTTGGCCACCAATCCATCATATTTTTTTAGTGTATCAATTAAAGCTTCTTTACGTATTTTGGCCAGATTTTTAAAGATAAAATCAAATTCATTGTGTTGCTTTATTATACTTTCAAACGAAGATGTTGTCAATCCTCCGAAATAACCTGCGGTGGGTCTATCAGACAAAGAACCACTATTCCACATACCATTCCAAGATCCTGCTGCTAAAATTAATAAATCAAAAGATAGTTTATGCCTTAGTATTTTTTTCTTTAGGTCTGGATCAGTAATATTATTGTAATTAAACTCTATTGGAAATGTCCAATTTTGTTTGGTATTAACATCAAATTTATTAAAATTAATATCAATTAACTTATTAATATTAGTTACTGTTTTAGAAGGATATTTTAATAATATGGCTAAAAATCGAATATATGGATCAATTTCAATATTATTTTCTTCAGTAGGTACTGATGCATTAATGGAAACTAATTTTAATCGAGAAGTTTCGGCACCAATAATAGTATCTGGTAATTTTAGAGAAACAGGATACCAGGAATTGTCATCAATATATTTGTGAAAAACTTTGGCATATAATTTACCGGCAATGAGTCCATTATTTTTTATGGCTTCAATACTACCAAATTGTTCCTCGAATTCCTTTTTTATTTCATCTAATTTAGTCTTTTTTATAAAAACAACATCTATGGCAGAAAATATGTCTATTTTTACACTAGGTAGATTTAATGCCTTTTTAATTTTTTGAAGTGTTTTGTTTTTAATTAACTTAAAAAAATCTGAAGTGCTATCCAAAAAATAATAATTATTTAATAAAGATTGGTTTCTGGTAATTACTGATTTTGTTACCGAATATACTCGTCTTAATTTATTTCTATAATTTGCCGGACCATCTTTTGATGCATTAAATTGTTTGATAATAAATTGAAGCAAATTTCGATGAGGAAATTTTGCATGTAGATGGTTTCGTACCAGTTTTCTTATGATTATTTCGTTGGATAGATTTTTTACTGGTACTACATTTGAGCTGTAATTTTCGGGTAATAATAATGAATAAAAATTGGTTTCATGATTTTCTGTTCTATAATTAGGAGATTCGGCAAAATAGGCTAAACATAAACACTGTAACAATTCTTTATCATTTTGTGTACTTACTTTTCCTTCTTTAATCACAACAGGCTTACGCATTACAGGTTCCTATTTATGGCTACTAAATTCATTTTGATCAAACAATTTTTTTCTACTATTATTGAAAAGGGATTTATATTATTTATTGTTATCATTTCTTTGACTTTGGGATTTGTCTGTGGGTCTATTTATACCAATAGACAGTTACAAATCATGGCGGCTAATCATGCGGCTGGACATTACAATCCAAATACAGGTATTTTTGAATGGAATAAAAATGTGAAGAAATTATAAATACTTTTTTTATAGAGTATTTATAATGTCGTCTAACAATATTGAAGAACACATAGATAATTTAAGGTTTTTATTAAGCACTTCTGATAAATCTTTTTATGATTGGGCCTCTAAAATGGACGACGAAGATCTTTTTTATGCCCAACATCTATTAGAATATCATACACGATTTATTTCTAATCGTATTGATATTATTAAAGAAGAACGACGAATGAATCAGTGTGCAAGGTTAAACCACTATTTTTATGCGGATAAAATATTGACTGACATCAGAAAAAAATAGTCTTGACAAGGCATGATGTTTTGGTGTATAGTGTCAACATACTCTAAATATTGGTCTATTTTTAATAGAGAACAACCATGAACAACACCAAACTAAAACGACGTTCCCTGGTAGCCAAGGAGGTTCGTACTCCTAAGTATCGTCAACGTGTTGTGACCAGCAAAAAGGTCTATAATCGCAAACGGAATTCTTTTTGTTATGAATAATGAGGAATATTATGATGGGTTTTTCTTTTTACCCGGAAAGGTGAAGGATCAGTTTGTCCTTCATTTTTTTGAGATAAAAAATAAATCTACACATATACAGGATTATTCTGGTACCAAATATCATATTGCTCTATTTACGGTAAATAAAGATCGTAAAGTTTCGTATGACAATTTTGAGGCTAATTTGGGTGATGCTGTTGGATATGCAACTAATCTGGTAAAAAATAATATCTTTGGTTGTATTGTAAGAAAAACACAAGAATCAAAATTGTGGTGGGATAATTATCTTTCCGATATCAAGAAAATTCATGCCAGTATTTTTGGTAATAAATATGAAATAGCCACTAACATGATTGGAGATTCTACTAAACATGAACCATAAAATTCCATTTGAATATCATTTGAAAAAAATGATGAAGACTTCCAGCCCACAACAATATATGGAACATTTTGAACACTTTTTGAATCAACAATTTATTCAGACATCTTTTGATGTACAGGAATGGTATAGAAAGTTTTATCTCAATTTAGATGGTTGGTTGGATTATAATGTACGATGATTATAATGAACGTGGTCTGGTACGAATGACCATTGGAGTTGGTTTTGGTGTTGGATCTTTGGCAGCATTACTATTGGATCATGTCAATAATGTTGAATCTTTGATTATAATGATATTGTTGTCATTAATTGTCTTTATTCATGGTTACTTAGCCCACATTGCATATTTTGACAAGAAGAATTTGGACTAACTAGCAAACAATTTACGGCTTTGTTACAACACGTATCAAATTTTGTATCCTTGGATAATCGACAATAATATTTGGTTTTTATCATACAAATAAAATAACTAGGATGAGAACTGCCATTCATAACTGGAAGAATGGTAGTCTGTCCTTTGATGGGGTTTTCTTTTAAATCTTTTAATTTAATAAAACCTTTCCAGGATATGTTATTATTAATAGTTTGCCAAATTTCACTGGTTGAATTGGTAAAAACATCATCATTAGAAATGGTATTAATGTGTTTTCCTTCAATGCTATTGTGATTACCTAGTTTGAATTCTTTGATCATATTATCATTGCAAAATATAATGGTTCCTTTGGCATTAAAAATACAAATGTTGTCAGATGCCGCATTAAGAGCATCAAAACAAACTTTATTACGTAAATTTTCTGATTTTAAATCGGTTATATTTCTACCAATAGCAATAAGTTCTTTTCGTGAACCGTCCATATTAAATATGGGAGTTTTGATGATATCAAAATATTCCCAATTATCATTTATCGAAAATGACATGGTTTCACGAAAAGAGGTTTTGCTATTCCAGGCTAATTCATCGGTATTATGGCAATGAATAAAGGTATCATACAAATGTGGATGTAAATCGGCCAATTCCAGGCATGAGAAATTAAGTAATTCATCATAAGGAATTTTAAATAAATCTAATCCAGTTTTGTTTAAAATTTTCCAGCGATTTTTATAATCTTTAATGATAATGATATCATCTATCATATCTATAAGAGATAAAAACAATACTGAAACGTGTTCTGAATTTTCTTTAAGAAAAATTGCGGTTGAATTGGCTTCCGAAGAAACATCATTTATGGTTTCTTTTAATGCCCTGAAGGAATTGGATAATTTTTCTAGATCGTCTTGTAATGCTTGTTTTTTAAAGTCAGAAGAAAGCAAATTATTTAGATTGATCATGAGTATTACCGAATTCTATTGGATTGCATGTGAGTCAAAACGCCTTTTATCTCGGCTAATGTTTGAATTAAATTTAGATTGCCTTGATGGTAAAGATCAATGATTTCTCTAATGGATTCGATTTCATCGGCTTTGGCCTGAATAACTTTTTCGGTTACTTTATCTAATTTTTTGACTAGACGTATTCTCTCCCAAATTAAGCCAATAATAATAAATATAAGTATACCAATAACGGCACTTATGCTACCGCTTGAAAGGAAATGCGCAGTTTCTAGTATACTGTGTGGGTCCATTAAGGTTCCTGTAAAAAGATATGATAAATGTATTTAGGATAATAAGTATTCTAAATAAATAGTCAAAAAAAGTGCTTGACAAGGAATTTTGTTTGTGGTATACTATTTATATTCTAAGTGAAAAATTTGACCGAATGTAAAAAAAGTTGAAAAAAGTGCTTGACAAGAGTTTGAACACATAGTATAATATATATTATAAACAATAAGAGTAGTTACAGCAAAACATTTACTGTAAGAGAAAATCTAAATAATCGGGACGAGAACCCTCCCGCAAGTTTAGATACCCTGGTTTATGTTTACCAGTATAATAAAAAAACAAAAACCTACTCTGGTTTATGATAAAATGGGGTTGCTCATTTCGGGCAAATCCCACCAATTTAAGGATATGCGCAGCAATTAACATGTTCCGGCCATTACGGAAATAAAAAGTTGATATCCTGATAATATTCACTTGACAAACGATAAAAGATACTATACAATATAAAACATGCCAAAATAGCTCAGTTGGGAGAGCAGAGGAAACCCCGATATCAGTAAATTTTATGATATCTTGCAGCAATTATTTGACATAAACCTTTGGTCAGCGGTTCAAGTCCGCTTTTTGGCACCAAACCCTTTCCGGTTAAGTAAATTGGCGGCTATCAGAGTCGATACACCTGACGTATTACATAACGATAATGTGTATGGCTGGGAAGGACAGCACTAATCACCCTTCAGTGAAGATTGATTCCACTTGAATGGATCATTTGACTGATAAAGTATCCGAGTTGCGAAAGTTCTGGTAAAACTGATGGGCAACAACCTTTTATCAGAGTTAGTTAATTAACTAATAGGGGGGTATGGTGGAATGGAATACACAGCAGACTCAAAATCTGCCGCCTTTTGGCATGATGGTTCGATGAATTTATAATTTTATAAATAATAGTAAATGGAGGTACTATTATGAACTATAAAAAAATTTACTATTCAATTATTGAAAACAGACAACAAAATCCACCTACTTCTGAATATATTGAGATTCATCATATAATACCTAGTTCTCTTGGTGGGACTAATGATAATGAAAATTTAGTTAAACTTTCTGCAAGAGAACATTTTATATGCCATTATCTACTTGCCAAAATATATCCTAAAGAATCTTTTGATTGGTACAAAATGAATAATGCTTTTTTAATGATGAAATGTGAATCTTATAATCAAAATAGGTATTTTAATTCTAGATTATATGAAGCATTGAAAGAAAATTTTTCAACATTGATGAGTTTTATTCAAAGGGGTTCTGGAAATTCTCAATATGGAACTTGTTGGATATCTTTTATAAATCCTAATTTATCTAAAAAAATAAAATTAGATAAACTTCCTTTATATATAGAACAGGGTTGGATAAAAGGAAGAAATGTTTTTAATAAAAAGCCTCTAGTATTAAAAGATAAAAAAAATAATATTAAAAAATGTTCTCTAATTAAAATTCAAAAAAATGAATCTTTACAAATTAAAAAAGATACCAATATTAAAAAAACTAATGTAATACTAGATTTTATAGAATATAATAAAATAGAATCTATAGCAGAACTTCATAGAATGAATATTTTTAAAGAATATGCTTATCCACAAATTCTTATAAATTTTTTGAAACGATATAATAAAGAAAGATTTCAAAAACTTATAAAACCCGGATTTTCTAAGAAAACCACAAATAGAAAATCCAATAAACTTTTTGCCCCGATAGGCCAATTGGAAGAGTCAACGGCCTTAAAAGCCGTGTAGTGCGAGTTCAAATCTCGCTCGGGGCACCAATTTAAATAGATGAGAACTGAAATGATTGAACCTGGCATTCAAACCAAATTTAATTTTATTGATTTCAAAGAGCATCAAAATGATCACTGGAAAATTTCAGTGGAACAGGATACACATGTCATTGAATTATTTTTCCTTACAAAAAAAAAATATGATTGCTGCTTTAAATGCTATGAATGGTAGTTTATATATTTGTGTGATGTATGCTGATTTGGTAATTGATATTACTGCAAACAAAGTTCTAAAATCCCGTTATTGTGAAAAAATCCCGACATATTCTGAATTTGTTTTTGACTTTATTGAATCTAAAATGGGAGATCAAATCAAATGATTTCTGAAAGTGATCGTAAAATTGTTGATGTTGTAGTAGATACTCTCGACCCTTATTTATTTTTTGATGATGTTAGGGTTTTTGATGCAATTAAAAAGGTGGAACAATATATTAATACCTTTAAACTTCCCGAAGGTGGGATTGAATATAAATTTGTTGTTGAAGAATCTACTGATGAATGTTCGATAAATATAGTTCTCTGTCGTTGGGAAACTGATAGAGAAATGAATAAAAGATTGTTGCAAGAAGAAAAGGAATTGCAGAGAAGAAAAAATATTCAAGAAAAAGAAGAATTGCGTGAAAGAGCAGAATTGAAAAGATTGCAAAAAAAGTATAAGGTGGGGTAATGATTTCTGAATGTGATGTTGTGTACATTAGATGTTTGGTAAAAGCAACCCGAACTATTGGTCCAGCAGGATTAACTGATCCATTACCTGATATAGTTGATTTGGCACCACTTGATTGCGATGGAAATGTAATCAATAAATATGTGGATAACTATTTGTGTTTTCATGTTGATAATGTCATTGGATATAAATAATCCTTGACAAATGATAAAAGATACTATATAATATATACAAATCCTGGGTAGTTTAGGTAGAACGGGTGAGTAATCACCAGGCGAAGGTGCAAGCCCTTCTCCGGGGATCAGTTTAAGGATAGTTGCAGCAAACAACGAATTTTCATTAGGCGAAAAAAAAAGCTATCCTGTTAATATTTACTTGACAAACAGTAAAAGATAAGATACTATATATTATAGCGGGCGAGTGAAACGGCTTACATACCAGTCTCATAAGCTGGTGACACTTGGTTCGACCCCAAGGCTCCGCTACCAATTTAAGGATATTTTCAGCAAAAACTTTACTTTAGAACGTTAATCTAAAAAAAGTAAAACATATCCTGTTATTTTTATGAATGCTTACAGCAAACAAACATTTCCCATGCAATGAGAAGAAAAAGCATTCAGTTAAGAATAATTTCCGCAATACATTTTGGTAACATAAACATTATTCTGTTTTTTTGAGGTTAATATGAACACTTTTGTATCCGCCGTTGATAATCAAATGACTACTACCACCAATGATATGGTAGCCCATCTTAAAACTGGTTCTGGTTGTGTAGACTTGTTCTATAAGTCTGGTGCCATGCGTGGTCAAAATATCATTCCTGTTTTTGTGGGTGCTTTAGTAGAAAATAAGGAATTGGCCTTGCGCATTGCTCAATGGTTGCGTGATGTTCGTTGTGGTGCTGGTGAGCGTCAATTATTCCGTGATATTCTTCAATATCTGGAAGTTAATGATGGACAATCCTGTGAAAAATTGCTTTATAAGATTCCAGAATTGGGTCGTTATGATGACTTGTTTGCTGTTCAAACGCCCTATATGCGTAATATTGCTTTTGCAATTTTGAAGTCTGCATTATATGCCAATGATGGTTTGGCATATAAGTATTGTCCGCGTGAGCATTCTGCCAATAAAAAGGATTATGTAGATTTTCGTAATTATTTGGCTTTATCTCCTAAGGAATACCGTAAATTTATTGTTGCTGGTTCTCATACTACCGAACAATATATGTGTGCCAAGAAGTTCAATGAAATTAATTTTTCACATGTTCCATCGGTATGCCATGCCAGAAATAAAAAAGCCTTTAATCGTAATGCTCCTGTTGAATATGCCGAATATGTTAAAGGATTGGCTACCGGAGAAACAAAAATTAATGCCGGTGCTGTTTATCCCTATGATGTTTTGCGCGGACGAATTTCGGCTTGGGGAACTCCATTAGCATTTGATGCTACTGAATTGGAAGTTATTACACAACAATGGAATGCACTACCTAATTATATTGGAGATTTTCCTGTTATTCCTTTAGTAGATGTTTCTGGTTCAATGACGTGTTCTGTGGGAGGAAATTCTAAATCCAATCTTACTTGTCTGGAAATTGCGGTATCATTGGGTTTGTATTGCGCCGATAAAAATGCTGGTGTCTTTAAGGATATGTTTTTGACATTTTCTATGGTTCCACAATTGCTACATTTAAAGGGTAATATTAACGAAAAAATTGATCAGATGGTAAAGTCACATTGGGCCATGAATACCAATCTTGAGTCTGCTTTGCTTACCATTCTTCGAGTTGCAAAAGAAGGTAACGTTTCACCAGAACAAATGCCAAAAATGTTGTTGATTTTGAGTGATATGCAATTTGATGAGGCTGTTGATAGTCGTCATACTGCATTGGCTATGATCAAGAGTAGGTATTCCGATAGTGGATATGATATACCAGTGATTGTTTTCTGGAATTTACACTCATTTGACAATTGTTCGGCAAAATTCAATGATTCTGGTGTTGCCTTGATTTCTGGGTTTTCTCCTGCCATTTTGGAAAGTGTGTTGAAAAATGATCTGGATCAAATTTCTCCTGAAAAAATTATGTTGACAACCGTGATGGTTGATAGGTATAATATCTAAACTGATTAGCCTTCGTAGTTTAACGGTAAAACAGCGGGCTTATATCCCGTAACAACAGATAATTGGCTGATGTAGGTTCAAATCCTACCGAAGGTACTTTTCAACTTTTTAATGGTTAAAATATAATGAATACTTCATATTCAAGAACAGATTTTTTGGATTTGGCCAATGAAATTATTAGTCATGATCGCAATTCACAGTATGGTGAACCTGAAGACGCCTTTAAGGTAATTGCCGACTATTGGTCGGTCTATCTTAAAAATAAATATGAAATTGAAATTTCATCAGCCGATGTGGCAGTTTTAATGGTTTTGATGAAAATGGCTCGATTAACCCAAAATCCTTTCCATAAAGATAGTATTGTCGATGGAATTGGATATCTTGCTTGTTATGGTGAAATAGTTTCTGATAATTTGACTTCATAAAAAAAATGAATGCAATCATTACTATTGGGATTTCTTGTAGTGGAAAGACTACTTGGGCTAATGAATATAGTATATTAAATCCAACTTACTATGTGATTTCACGCGATGATATTCGTAGAAAAATTCAACAAGAAAATGGTATTGTTGTAGGTAATTCTGGTGTAAATTGGTCTAAATGGAAGTGGTCTGATGAAAAACTGGTTACTGAAGAATTTTGGAAAATAATAGATAACATTGTTACTTTGCGAGATGATTTTTTTATAGAACCCAATATAATTATTGCAGATACTAATCTCAATTCACATTATAGAAAACTTCTTATAGAAAAGTTGTTTGATGTAGGATTTAATGTAGAAATTAAAGAGTTTGATGTTTCTATTGAAGATGCCTGGAAACGTGATGCAGTCAGAGAAAATGGTGTTGGTCATTCAGTAATTGCTAAACAATACAATCAATGGTTAGATTATTTAAGAACTTCTGGTAGACTTAATAATATTGTTGCGGATAATAATAAACCAAAAGCAATAATTTCTGATATAGATGGAACTATTGCCCACAATAATGGTAAACGATCTCCTTATGATTGGAAATCAGTTCATTTAGATGAACCTAATGTTGTTTTACGCGATTTGTTGTGGGGAATGTCAGCCAAAAAATATGATATTATCTATGTTTCTGGTCGGGATTCTATTTGCAGAGAAGAAACTCAATCCTGGTTGAATACCCATGATTTTCCTTTGGGATTTCTCTATATGAGGAAAGAAGGAGACAATAGAAAAGATTATGTTGTAAAAGAAGAGTTATACTTGAATTATATTCAGCCTAAATATCATGTTGCTTTTGTATTAGATGATCGTCCACAAGTAATTAGAAATGTTTGGCAAAAGTTAGGTATTTCTACGTTAATTGTTGGTAATCCTTGGATTGAATTTTAATGAGTAAGAAACCCAATAATGTTATCACGATAGTTCACACTGGTTTTGGTGATTATGGAAAAACTAAAGTTGGTGGACATACCATATCAAAAACACATCCTGTTGTTAAATTTATGGGATTGCTTGATGAATGTCAAGCCTTGACTACTTCAGAATTTGTACAAGATTATTTGTTTATTTTAGGAGCCTTGGCCAATAATCCAGATAATGAAAAGTATAGAGATGAATTGAATCATAGATATGATATCATCAAAGAAACCATTCCAATTTTAATTGAAGATTTGCCACCATTAGAAGGATTTATTAGAACTACTATAGATAATCAACTTTTAATGCAACTAAGAGCAAAAATAAGACAAGCTGAGATCGCCTATTGTGAATATATCAATGAAACTGTCGGATACACTGGTTTTAATATGTGCAAGCATATTAATATACTTTCTGATTATATCTTTGCATCTATTTGGTATGATGCTTCTACATATAACACACTAAAAGTCTGGAAAGGGGTATAATTATGTTTTTAACTACATCACATTTTATTGAAACCGCAAAATGTGTTGGTACTGGACTTTCGTCTTATTCCAATCATGTTTTGGTGACTCCTACTTATGTTTGTGGTACTGATGGTGTCTGTTTATGTAAAATTATGGCAGAATCTAATATTGAAAATGATATTTTAATTCCAGTAAATACCATTAAGGCTTGGGTTAAAATGGTGTCCAAACGTTATCAGGATATTGCAATTGAAATTAAGCACATTGCAAATAAAACATATTCTTTGGAATTAGGATCTACTGTATTACCATTTAATTCTGGTGAAGAAAAATATCCGGCAGTAGATAAAGTTATTCCTGAAAAATTTGAAGATTCCAATACTCATAATAGAAATTATAATTGGACATTGGTTGCTAAATTGGCAAATATTTTTACCAATATAACTTCTGATGAATATCCAAAGCCAGAATTTTCTGTAGATGTGGGTGTGTTGTCATTTAGATATGATGATATTATTTTAATTCTGATGCCATTAAACACATAATGGAAATTCCTGTTTATAATGAATTTGGTATAATTGTTTATACCATTAATGTAAATGACTCAATTCAATATGTTAATGGTAGAGTTTCTAAAGGAATTGAACATTATTATAAAGGATTAGGAGTACCTTATTCAGGACAACATTTGAAATGTAATAAAGATATATCAGAAGGCTACACTAAAGTTGGTTCTTCTAGTATATTTTATATGGGTGATTTTGTTCGTAAACGTGCATTTGAAAACAAATTTGGCATCTTTCAAGAACCCTATCAACCACAATTCACAGATTTTATTGGAACTTGTGGACAAAAGGAATTATATTTAATTTATAACAGTGAACATTTTGCCAGATCAAGTATTAGATTATTGGATGTGATCAACCATGATGATATAAATAATCAGTATTATTTCAAGGTTGATTATTTATGTGATAGAAAGAATTATATCTTTGATAATGGAAATCCAGTTAAATTACAAGAATTGCTGGATTATATGATAAAAAGTTCGTGGTGCTTTATTTGGGATAAAAGATCCATTAATGATATTACTCCTGATGGATTGGTTAGTGATGTGGCAGATTTGTATGAGTCCAATCAATTGGGAAATCAATTGGGTAGTGTATATTCTGTTTTAAGATCCCTATATTATTCTTCAATAGACAAATATATGGAGTTTTGTCGAGAAAATTCATTATCACATATCAATGAAATGTCATTTATATTTAATGCTTTGATCATATTGGCTAAAAATAATGTTGACATATCTGAATTAATTATATCTAATAATGAAAAGGAAATCTATCAAAATATCGTATTAAATTATTTGATTACAGAATATAATTGTGCCTCTTGTGGTATGTTGGAACGTGGTGATGCTGTTAAGGAACAATATTTAATCAATGCAAAAAAAGATTTTGGTATTTTATAAATAATAAAAAAGATATTTTATAGGATATAAGTATGTTAGCCAATTTTAAAGATTTTATTGATAATTTGATTCTGGAAGAATTGCATCCAGAATTACAAGAGATTGCTGCATCTAAAGGAACTTATTATCGACCCAAACAAAGTTTGCTGGCCAAGAAAATTAAGGAATTGGTTTCTCGTGGAGAAAAAACTGGTTTAGAAGGAAATATGCCACAAGGATCTTCGCGGGCATATTTGTTAAATGAAGATTTGCATGATATTACTTTGGATGGCAAGCCAGCCAAGATGAAGGTTGGTACTAAAGTGGCCATACGTGCCAGATTAGATAAATATCACGATGCTTCCAAATATGGTAGGGGTCCAAATCCTTTATATTTGGGTGCATTACAAAATCAGGCAGAAAATGATGATTATTTTGCACATCGTTATCGTATATTAAGGAGGATTGGTGATAGTGAATATGAGTCCAATAAAGAAATGGGAATTTTTCCTCCATTAGTAGAACACGATGATAAAAACCATGAATATTCTCAAATTGGACATGCCAGAGATTTTAATACTGGTGAATTTAAGGAATTGACTAAACATCCCCAATTTCCTCAAGGAATTACACATAAAGATTTCTGTGAAACTTTGGAACGAGATTATCATAGGCAAGTTGGTAGGTATTGGGATCAGGGGCCTAAAACTGAGGCTCGATTGGATAAAATTGAACAACATCCATTGGTACAAAAATTTTTAGATTATCATCAAAATACGGGTCATCCACCTCATGATTATAGACAATTAAAAAATTTAGGTGTGTTTGAACATCCTGATGGATCAAAACATATTGTTGCCAGAGATCATGGTTTTAGCACCAGGGTTGCTCAGGCATATCAGGATGCTCGTATGGCACAACATCATGATAATTATTATCGGTAAAATTTAATAAATATAAAACATTAACGTTAAACATTGGAGTATATAAATATGTTTGCTGTAGTTGGTGCAATTGCTTTGGTTGCTGCTTTGGTTACTATAAATGTCACTACAAATAGTGATGATGTAGTAAAATCAAACACTTACGAACAACATAAAACTGAGGTTGTAAATAAGTAGTGCTTGACATTGATCATGTTTTGTGATAAACTATTATCATTCTAAGTGATCAAAAGAGTTATATTATGCGAGTAACGGACGTTAATCAGATTTTTGCCGGATCAGAACCAAAATTTATTGGTTCTTCCGAAGAATTATCTAAATTGGATCTTATTACATCACTAAACTGGTACGCCAGAAATCGTACCAGTAAAGATGCTGAAGAATATGCCGAAAGATATTTTAGATCAAAACTCCACTACTCAAAATCTTTGAATATAAAAAATATTTCTCCCACATTGGGGTTTTTGTGTAGAATCGTAACTAATGGTGGAATTTTACCACAACAAAATCAAATTTGGTTTGAACAAAAACTCCAATTGGTGAAAAATGTTACAAAACAAAATGATATTAAAACTGATGAGGTGATTAAAACTCCATCCATTCAGGATAAAATTAAAGAAAAATCTAATTGGTGTATTGCTGAATTAGAAGGAATGTTTGATGATTATATTGGTTCTAAGTTTGGTCTTGAACCAATTCCAAGTTCAATTTTAACCAGTCTTAATATTAAATATGTTAATGATGTAGTAGAACATTTCAGAAATAGACGTAAAGAATATGATGAATTGTTGAATACTGCTGATACACAATTAAAAGAAGGATATTCAAATTTTAATAAGTATCAGATTCGGAAAATCATTGCATATTTTGATCAAATTATTGTAGATTGTTTGAAAATCAGTGAAGAAAATAAGTCTACTACTACTCGTAAACCAAGGATCAGAAAGGTAAAAACATCCGATCAACTTTTATCGAAATTGACTTATTGTGCAGAATTTTCTGAATTAAATTTGATTTCGGTTGATCCTAAATTAATTTTGGGTGCCACTCAATTGTGGGTGTATAATACTCGATATAAAAAATTGGGAGTATATTATTCATCAGATGCCTCTGGGTTTTCAATGTTGGGTACTACATTGAAGAATTTTGATGAATCTCGAAGTATACAGAAAATTGTGAAAGATCCTCTTTCTACTATTAGTGATTTAATGAAATCAACTAAAGTTGGATTGAGAACTTTTATGAATAAATTGCGCAACAAAGAAAATGTTTTGAGTGGTCGGATTAATTCTGATACACTTTTATTAAAAGTTATTAAATAAAATAGGTAAATAGATATGCATTTAATGTATCATGAAATGTTCGATAATATTGCAAAATGCAGTAGTAAAAATGAAACAGTAGAATTGCTTAAAAAATATGGTGATCTTAAGTTTAAGACGTTTTTGCAGGCGGCATATTCTCCGCGAGTAGAATTTGACACTCCAATTCCGACGTATAAACCTGCTCCAGAACCAGAAGGACTTAATTGGGTATTATTGGAAAATGAAATTCCAAAATTATACCGATTTGTAAAAAATCATCCGGCAAAACCCAAAGGTCTTAATGTGATTAAACAAAAGGAATTGTTATTGTTAGTGCTGGAGTCTTTACATAAAAAAGAGGCCGAACTATTGGTAAATGCCATGTCTAAGAACTTGACAGTACCAAATTTAACTGAAGAAGTTATTAACGAAGTTTTTCCTGGTCTATTGTAGGATATAAAAAAGCAAATGTTTTCTGGTGGCAGAAATTCTGTAAGATTGCAAAAATTAAAATCACCCAAAAAATTTAAAGAATTTTCAGAAGATACTTTTGAAAAAAGTAAAAATCGAAAAAACGATAAAGTTAATTATAGATTAATTAGACAAGAAAAAGAGAGGCTAGACTAATGAGTGAAGATAAAAATATTTATAAGGGATATACTGAATATCTTGAAAATAGAATCAAGGAATTAGAAGGTAAAGTTAAGCAACAAGAAAAACCGGCTAGTAAGAAAAGAGTTCGGCGTGAATCTGTACAGACAGAACAACATCAGGTTCTATTAAACGAATAATAGTTCTTGACAAGTTGTTATGATTGTGATATAATATTTTTTTGAGTATAAAAAGTAAATGACTACACATGCACTGACATATGTATATGATGACGAAGACAATGTTTTATGTGGATACTATAAACATTATGATGGTGATCCTACATCATATGGATTAGAATTAGCCACCTTTTTGTCGAACATTACATTGGTTAATGGAATTAATTCTAATGCAAAAATGTTTGAGGTTGCCAATGGTATGGATTGCTTGGCGGCACAATTGATTGTTCGATTTAAGGATACTGTTGGTGATGTGTATATGGCATTTCCACAAACTCCTAATGATAATTATGATTTTGCCTATCATGTTTTTCGAGATAGAATTGCGGTGAATGATGATACACATCTTTTGTTTATTGGAACCTGGCCAGAGTTTGTAGAATATTGCAAAAATTATGAAGATGAAGAATGATTTAAAAACGTTATTTTGAATTCTTAAAATTGGTATTTTCGAATAAATAAATGTTTGCATTGATAACAAGTATTTTATAAATATAAAATACACAGAGGAGAATTATGAAAAGATTTTCTCAATTTTTAAAAGAAGAGTCTGAAGATAATTATCTTTATCATGCGACATTTAGAAATCGGATGAAAAGTATAAGTAAAAGCGGATTGCTATCTAATCCCAAAAATAAGAATTGGGGAGATAGTAAACCCGGACGGGTTTATTTAGCAAAAGATCCCCATGTCGCACTTTCTTATGCTGAAAGTGCGGATGAAGATGTTCCAGAAAAAACTTATAATTCTGGTATTGTAGTATATAAAATACACAAAAAACATTTAGATTTAGATAAAATTCATGGTGATGAGAATGTACAAGTGGGAAATGGTGATCATACTGTTGAGTATCATGGTGATATTCATCCTAGTCATCTTATAATTCATTCTGAGCACGACACATAAAATTTAATATATATTTGTTTGGTGGATAAAAAACTTGAATATTTTCTATCTTAACAAGGATGTTCAGTTGTGTGCTCAACAACATTGTGATAGGCATGTAGTATCCCAATGTAAAGAATACGCACAAATTTTATCTACTGCACATCGTATTGTAGATGGGTATGAATACATTGATAATTCATCGGGTAGAAAAATTAAACGCTGGAAATTGTTAGATGACCGTGAAATTGGTTTGTATAAATCTACTCATTATAATCATCGTTCTGTAGTTTGGTGTCGTCAATCACAACAAAATTACTATTGGTTATATCAGCTATTTCTTCATCTTTTGGCAGAATATAAATTTCGATATAATAAAGTTCATGCCTGCACCAAGCTAATTCCATTTTTGGGTTTGGCTCCACAAAAAATTGGTTGGAAACTTTTTACCGAACCTACTCCGGCCATGCCAACTAAATATGTTGTTAATAATAATTCGTTGCAGTCCTATAGAAATTATTATAATGGTGATAAAGTATCCTTGCATAGTTGGACCAATCGACCCACCCCAGAATGGATTGTATAATGCCCACGTATAATTTTCTAAATGTTAATACGAATGAAGAATTTGATGTTTTTATTAAAATGTCAGAATTAGATGAATTTAAGAATAGTCATCCTGAATATAAACAAATTATAGGTTCGCCTAATATTGTTTCTGGTGTGTCAACTTCAAAAAATTATAGAGTTCCAGATGGATTTAAGGAAGTCTTGGCTAAGACTGCCGAAGCTCATCCAACGTCTGCTTTGGCCGATAGAGTGGGTGGAAAGAGTATTAAACAAGTTAGAACAGAACAAATTGTTGATAAGTATTGGAAAAAGTCACAAGGAAAATGATACTTAAAACATTTGAACATAAATCTATTCAGCAATTGAATTTTGATCTATTAACAGAAACTACAGAATCCAATCGACTTTATGTGACGCCGGAAGGAAAAAAATATAAGTCTGTCACTACTGTTTTGGGTGAAATGAACAAGGCAGCCATTATAGAGTGGCGGAATAGAGTGGGTGAGCAAGAAGCCAATAAAATCAGTCGGTTGGCTGCTCGTAAAGGAACTTCTTTTCATGCCCTGGTGGAAAAATACTTAAATAATAACTTGACACCTATGGAAGTTTCTGGTATAATGCATGACATTAAACAGATGTTTCTAAGGATTAAGCCTGTTTTAGATGAAAATATATCTACGATATATTCTATTGAACAGGCGTTATATTCTGATGAATTGGAGTTGGGTGGTAGAGTAGATTTAATTGCAGATTATGATGGAATTTTGTCTATTATTGATCATAAAACGGCAAGTAAACCCAAAAAAGAATCCTGGATTACTAATTATTTCTATCAAACGGCGATCTATGCCAAAATGGTCGAAGAGAGAATTGGGATTTTACCTAAACAAATTGTGATTTTAATTTCAGTAGATGATGGTTATCCGCAGATTTTCATTAAAAAAACTAATTATTATTTGCCAAATGCCATTGAGTTTGTTCAACAATATCATGCAGGAAAACTTTTATAATGTTTGTTAAAATCGGAAAATACCCCAAGAACACGAATAAAAAGCGTAAGATTAAAGTCAAAATTCATGGCTTTGATACTTACAATCTTGATCATGCTCTGGCACTGATTATTGTATCAGCATTAAAGAAGTTGAAGGAATTGAAACACGGTGCTCCATTTGTAGATAATGAAGATGTTCCGGAGGAATTACATTCTTCTGGTGATGTTTGGAACGACGATGAAAATTGGTTTAAGCGATGGGATTATGTTTTAGACCAAATGATTTGGGCATTTTCTGAATTAATGCGTGATTGGGAATCAGATTACTATTCAGGAAAATCTAAATTTCAATTTATTCCAGTTGATGAAGTTGGTAATAAAGTAGACAAAAAGGATGCTGTTTATTTTGAACACAAAATATCTGATAAGGATACTTTTAAAGTAGATGAGGAAGGATTAGAAAAACATAGGGATAAAATTAATAATGGATTGAGGCTTTTTGCTAAATATTATTCTGCTCTATGGACCTAAAAAAATTTCATCGAATATGGTGTAAAAGTTTAGGTAATAAGATAACAACAAATGATATTGAAGCAGATATTGCTTGCTGGTTAAGAACTTTTGTTCTACTAATATATCTTATTACCAACATTTTTATTATTGCTGGTGTTATTGTACACTTTAATGATTGAGGATATTTTTTATGTTATTTGAACTTTCATGTAAAGATTATGCTAATAAAAATAGTCTTGATACAACTTTGAGTGTGTCTTTTGAAAAACAAAATTTACATCAAGTTGTTAAAAGGATTGAATATTTTCTTCGTGCGTGTGGGTATGAATTTGATTCATTGAAATGTAGTTTACAAGTGAAAGAAGACTCTGAATTTATGTGTGATAAAATTGATTTTGATTCAAATTCTCATGTGATATGATGGCAACTAAAGAAGAACAAAATAAATTTTCTTATATTATTGATTGTTTAGTAGCAAATACAGGATTATCTTATTTGGATATTATTGTGGATTATTGTGAAAGGACTGGATTAGAAATTGAATCTGCTGCTACTTTAATTAATTCCAATCTAAAGGAAAAGATTGAAATGCAGGCAACGGAAAGCAATCTGATGAAATTTAAACCAAAGACTTTATTTGATGACTGCTTTTGAGTGTTTTTCATTATGGATGGCAATAAAACTTCATTTTACTACGGATTATGATTATATTAAGTATAATGGAAAAACTTTAGTTTCAGAAAAGTCCTTTTCTACCAGAAAAGACCGATTTATGTTTTTAAGTTTATCAAAAAAATATAGTTGGGAACAATTGACCTATTTGTTTGTCTTTAACTATATTGAAACAGATTCGATTTGGATTGGTGATTATATTACACCAGAAGCAGAAAATAACTATAAAAAACATCAAAAAATAATAGAGAGTATGTCATATATTTTTGAACGAGATTGTAATCTATTATTTTCTGGAATAAGTAATCCAAACGAACTTTTGCTGGTAAAAAATGGAAATTATCCTATATTATTGAACAAGAGTCTACAGAAAGTTATAGAAAGTGAAACTTTGTGTATACTAAATAATATATTAAATTTTTTGCCGGATTGGAATAGAAAAATTGCTGATACTGTTCAATGGCCAACAATATATACTAAAATATCTAAACTATCTAGTTTCCTTCCAAAAGATATGGTGAAATATGAATTAATACTAAAGAAAATATTAACATCACAAATATAAATTTTTATTATGATTAAGTGGATAAGTCGTTAAACAATAACATACGTAAAATATAAAGGTAAATATATGTCATCTTTTGCAAATCTAAAAAACAACAATTCATTAGAAACTCTAAAGAGTGCTATTGAAAAATTAAACAATTCATCTGATGTTGTTAAGGATAATCGTTTTTGGCAACCCACCGTAGACAAGGCTGGAAATGGAATGGCCATTATTCGATTTCTTCCTACTCCTGAATGTGATGGAGAAGAAGCCAAGCCATTTGTAAAATTATATTCCCACGGATTTAAGGATGTTGGTGGTTGGTATATTGAAAATTGTCCAACAACTATTGGAAAAGATTGTCCCGTTTGATTTTGAGCGGCAATAGTAAGAAATTGCTATTGAATAATCTCGTGAATTGCTGGAAAATCTAAGTCAAGATGATACAATATCTTTATTGAAGTTAAAAGTGAGTATACTTTTTTTGTTGGTTTTGATAAAATCGTCAATGCATTCTCAAATTCGCTTGAAGATAATTATAATTATGTTGTTTTTTGTCTTCAACCAAATAATAAAAGAGAGTTGTATGGAGAGGATTTATATCAAATAAAGATGTTTCTTGATATGATAATCAGCAGCCAACCTCAAAATAATTTTGAGAAGGTTCAACGACTATCCCGTGACTGGGAGTACAGACCAATCGTTATTGGGTCTGGAAGCGCGAGAGTTCCAAAAGAAAGATATTTTGATTTATATCATCT